CCAGTGTCTGCGTATTTTTGCTTTCCGTCTACTCCGAGGATGCCTGCAAGCTGGGTAGCAAAAGGATCTGCGGAGGGTGGTGTAGCGGTCGGGGTTGCCGGGGCCGCTGGGGTTGTCGTGAAAATATCGTCTGGCATGGGGTTTCCATTCCTTGTGGGATTTCATTTGAGGGAGGGAAGTCGAGAACCATGTTGGTCCCGTACTTCACACCTCCCCCGAGAAGTCCTTACGCGCACGTATAAGAACTTCTAACTGCTTATAAGTCGAACTGCTTAGCTTTCCAACCTGCCAACCCGCTAATTTGATGCTCACCGAACTTCTAATATAACTGATAACCGGACTAAAAACTTTTAGCTTCTAACCTATAGTACGGGAAAAATGGCCGTTTTGTCACAAATTATTTTCAAAGAAGTGAAATTAGTTTTCGAAACGAACGGATTTGAGCCAACTTTTCAAGGACGGAAAACTCCCAATTGGGGGGATGTTTTTGTGCATCATCCCCCTCTATCGCCTTGTAACAAAGGGAGATTTCGTTCTCAAGCACTGTCTGCAGTCTAGCCCTATAAGAGGGGCTGGCCTTGTACTCAGACACTACGCGACTTTTTTCATCAACGTCGAGCCCTTGGGTCAGTGAAATCTTCATACAGCTTCTTCCTCTTGTTCAATCGCAATATCCTCTTCGGACATCTCCGCGACCATCATGTTGTCTTCCTCAACCTGACCCGCGAGAGCTTGGGTCTGGCCACGTTCATCCACAGCCAAGTTCGGACCAAACATGTTGTAGCCCCTCAGGTCAATGGCATCTTCAATGAATTTGGTCACTGCAATTGCCGAAGTGTGGGGGGCGATCATCTGTCCCAGGGGAGAGTTGAACACACCAACCAAGTTCTGGAGTTCCTGTGCCTTCTGTGCGAAGTGGCGGGCTCCAACTGGGCGAATGATGCCCTTGGCGGTGATATCTTCCTTGGTGATTTCCTTGAAGCGTACAGCCCCAATTCCGGTGTCGATGATGCGGATGGTATCGGTTGTGGTCATACTCTTGTGAGAGAGTTCCAACATGTCGTTCAGGATCTCTTCCATGAACAACTCAAAGGCTACGATCTTCTCGCCGTAGATCCTGCCGGTGGCATTCTCAAGGCTTTGAACTTCGAACATGGTCTTCTCACCGGGTGACCGGACGCCCATAGACTCTTTCGGAGCGCCGGCATAAAGCTCCATCCGATTTTCGATCTCGGCCATCCAAGCCATAATCGTGTGGATGTCGGAGAAGTTCTGTCCCATTTCCTGGACATCGCCACCTTCGTCAAGCCGGATAATGGCATTGGGCTCCCACGTGAACTCTTCCACGTCGCCAATCACCTTCTTAGGGGACATGACTTTCAGGTCGAGTGCGTTGGCCAGCATGTTGTTGTAGTGGTCGAGCATGTACTGGAGGCCCACGATGTTGTCCAGCGGGCCCATTGCCCAGAGGTTGTCTTGGCGCAGACGCCAGCCGATGTGACGGATGTTGTCCCGGCCGCTGTACGTGTTGATGGGAATATCCCGGACAACGGTGGTGCGGTCGATCACGGTGATCATGCGTCCCTCAAACAGTTCCCCTGTCTCAGAGTCGTGGTAGTCCCCGTAGAATTCGAGAACCTCCACTACGTCGCTGCCGAAGTATTCCTGCAGGTTTCCGAAGCCCTCAATTTCCATGGCGGATGCCTGAGCCCAGTCGTCGGTAGTGGAGCCGGCAATAGCTGACCCCAATGCCTCTCGCTTCTCCAGGGCGACGGCAAAGGGTGTTCCGGGGCCATGGACTATGGCGAGCTTCTTCAGGGCCCCAGGGGTCGTCACACTGCGGACGATCTTCCACGTGTTGGCAAACTCTGTAGCCAGGGGGTTGAACCGGATATTCCGCGGAGAGATGCGAACAGCTTTGGGGCCAATGAAGGCTACCGTGCGTTCTCTCTCGTCCTCAGAGATGTTGTAGCGTTCTTCGAAGGTGGGTTGGGCGAAAGCATTCCCGTAGTCGATGTAGTCGTAAAGCAGGTTGCTCATGACCAGCTTGAACTTACCCTCCCGGGTTTTGTTCTCCATGTACGACTTGATTACAGTGGCCACCTCTTTCTGAGCAGCCTCTGGGGTATAGGCCAGCCAGTCCAACCACTTATCGTTGGGGAAGAGGGAGGATAGGTAGTTGGCGTGCAGGTTATCCCGGATCTGGGTAAGCTTCGGGGCCGAGGCATTGTGGGTCCACGGGAGTTTGGTGTTCGCGGTCTTGGTCGTGTCAGTCTGGAACAGGTATGACTGCAGTTCCTCAGACTCCCTATCCTTGGTCCGGCGTTGCTCGGTTGTCTTGGACCACAGGTCTACGACCCAGTCTGCTTGGTTGTCGCTCTGCAGAAGCCCTTTGAGCTCTGCGACTCTTTCAGCACTCGTAATGCTCATTTAAAATCCTCCGAAACGGCTGCTTTGAGCCTGGGGTGTCATGAAGTCCGACATGGGGTTACCGGCCGGTCGTTGTGGGGCTGTGCTGATGCTGACCGCGCTGGCCAGAGCATCCTTGATGTCGTCGTGTTTGGGGCGGGACTGTGTGAGCTCGTCTTCCAAGAGTTGGGTGTAGCCCCCCTCGAAATGCCACATCGACAGTTCCTCGTACCGGTGCTCCAAAATCGATCGGATACGACTCTCCTTGTTTCCCTCTGCCTTGGAGGGGCGGTACTCTAGCACCTTGAGGCGTCGGCCGTCTTTCTTCAGGAAGCCCTTGATGGAGTCTACAATGGTGACCTGGGCGGCCGTGACCTCGGCGTTCAGCTTTTTGAACTGCCACTTCTGGTGCAGGCGCTTAATTTCCTTGAAGTATTCGATGGTCTTCATCGTCTTGAACCGGGCGATGTCGAGCACATAGATGTTCTCCTCCCAGTCAATTCCGATCACGACAATGGCTGTCCAGTCGGCCTTTTTGTTCAGGGAGTAGGCGAAGTCAACCGCGGCGAACAGGTTGAGCCGGCGGCCCTTGTACGTCCAGGTGTTGCCCTCGTTCTTCAGGTACTTGGGGTTGTAGTAGTTGAATATCCCAGAGTCCATACGCTTCGACCCGGGGTCGTTCGGGTCGTTGTAATACTGGGCGTGAAACTGGACTTGGTCCGAGTACTCAGCCTTGATCCGGGCGAGGTAAGGCTTATTGAACCCGAATGCCTTGCCGTCCTCACGGACAGCCCGGGGCCACAGGAACACATCGTCAACCTCGACCTTGCGTTCCATTACTTGCCAGATAAGCTCCTTGCCCAGGTACTCCTCGTCTTTGTCGAAGGTCTCAACCGTGGCACCCTTCCAATCGTCGTAGATGTCGGCCGGATGATACCGGGTGCCACACGCCATAGTGAAACCCCCAGGGTTCCGGATGGAGACGAACTGGGAGGCCTTCTTGCTTACAGACTCCCGACCATCTTCCGTGTAAGCATTTTCAGGAATAACGAGATCGTCGGCTGCAACAATGTCAGCATGCCAACCAGTAGTATTCGTAGTAAGACCAGCCGTAGCAATGGTGGCATCACGAATGCCCTCCACTTTGCGTTTCGGGTGGTCGATGATGATCTTTTTCGTGGTCCATTTCTCTCTCTTTCCGTCCTGGGGGTGGACGTATTCTGGGAAGTATTTGTTGAACTGCGAACTCTCAAGGATGTTCTGGATGTCGTAAAGCTGGATCTCTGCGAGCTCGGCTGTGGCCGACACGTAAAGGATGGATACCTCGGGGTGACGGACGATAATCCATGCACACCACGTGGCAACCATGTGACTTTTCAAGTGGGCTCGGGGAAACATGAGCAGCTTATTTTGGCTGATCGTGTCTTCCATGCCGAACAACTCATAGTCCTGCATCCATTCGAAAGCTTCCCGGTGGATCGACCCGTACATATAACCCGGGTTGACGAGTTTGGCGAAGACATAGAGGCTTTCCTCCGCGGCTTCCCGCAGTTCCCGGGCCCGGGCTGGCATCTTGTCCAGCTTCCGGTAGGCCTCAACCAGCCACTCGGGAGTTTCCTCCGTCACGGTGTAGTTCTCAAGTAGCCAGATCGGTTTCATTGTTTATCCTTTCGGTACGAGCTTGAGGAGCTTGAAGTCCTCTTCATACTCTTTCTCTGCGGCAGCCTCCTTGGCCAACGCTCCTGCGACCTCCTCTTTCGACGGACGGCCACGCTTCTTCTTTTCCCAACCCTTCTCGACCACGAACTTGGCGGCCTGATAGTTGTCGGCCCCGACCAGAGCCATCATGGCCAGCATGGCCTCGGACTCCATCATCAGTTCCAGTTCTTCGCGCCAGTCAGCAATGTGCCGGCCCATGATCACGTTCTTGGCGATGCGGAGCCAGTGGGGCCAATCGGCCAGATAGGTGGTGGCGAAGGTGTACTCTTTCACATCGGCCATCTCCAAGTAGAGTTGCTTCAGTGAGGGGTAGAGGATACCCTTGTGCATCTTGTGGACCGGGCCCAGTGAGTAGACAGCCAGGTCCGCATTGTACCGGTCCTCAATGAACAGGCCTTGGGTGATGAACCGTCCCCGCTCGTCCCGGAAGCGATCCTTGTCGGGTTTCCACCCTTGCATTAACTCGCCAATGGTGGGCTTCTTGAAAGCCTTCTTCGTCTTGTTTTTCTTGCCCATCAGGAACCCACCCCCGTTGCAGCTGTGAGGGCACAGCCTACCAGGGCCGCGAGGAGGATCCAACCAATTACGGTCACTTCCTTTTCCTCACGACTGTTTTGCGGGTGGTCTTGCTGGCGGGCTTCTTCTTGATCGGCGTGGGTTTCTTGGCCTTGGGTTTACCGGGGTGTTTTGGCATTACGTGTTCTCTCCTATCCATTTTTCGAGGTCAGCTTGATTGCTCGCCCCGGCCTTGCTCGCCACCACTTCGCCGTTGTTGATAATGAACAGAGCCGGCAGGCCCCGCACACCCAGCCCTGCAGCGAACCGCGGTGTCTCTTCGACATTGCATGTGGCGATCTTTACCCGGCCGGTCAGCTTCACGCCGATGTCTTCCAGCATAGGTTTGATTTTCTTGCAGGGGGCGCACCACTCTCCCCAGAAGTCAACGACCACTGGGAGGTCGGCACCATAGACGGCCTGTTGAAAATTCTTATCAGTCACTTCGGTTGTACTCATGTATTCTCCTGTTGCTCAGTTATAGACAGGGACGCCCCATTAGACGACCGATGTTGCTTGGTAATCCATGACCCAGGGCTCTGCATTTGGGGCAGCATTGCCATCCCCTACCTGAAGGTCTGTATCGTTCCTTCGCCAGCCGCCCTGGAAATCGCCCAGTGTGCTGTCGTGTGTACCCACAGTGGTGTAGGCAATGCCATTCGTGAGGGCTGTGCTTCTCACCAACACTGTGAGGAACCTCTGACCTTCCGCTATCTCTGGAGGGGAAGAGAGCGTCAATTCGTTCCAGGCCGATAGGCTCATGTTCGTATAAGCCTCCCGTGTCAGAATGGAGGTAATAACGTCCGAGCCATCCACCAGGGCCACAACCACCTCTCCGCTCGTACCGCCGGCACCATGCGGGTAGAAGTTCACCTTGTCCATACGGAAACTCTTCAACGCAATCTCGACATTACCTTTGGCCGCATAGGCGCTACTCGAAGCGAGCCGCGCTGCCCCGGGCATAAAGTAGGGGACACCCACCGAGTAAACAGGGCCCATAGCGTATTGGTCATCCAACCAGTCACTCTTCATCTTCTGCAGGTGTCCGCTATAACCAGCCGCCCGTAAGTACCGGAATAGGGCGTCCGTAACTGTCTGGCCACCCGCCATGTGTCCAGCCTCCTGCAGCATCTGCTTGAGCTTACCCTGGGTTGTTCCAGAGTCGTGTCCCCCGGCTTTCAATTTCGTTCGTAATAGTGTTTGTCTCATATGTCGGCCTTCCTTCAGGTCAGTTAGACGTAGGCGCAAGCTGATGCGCGTCCGCTAAGAGGTTTTCTTATACGATTGATCTATCAGTGTTGAGCGGAGCCTTGTTAGTGCCCTACTCCGTGTGTGGGTTGAAAGTTGACCGGAGCCCCATTTGTAAACATTTCCCCAAAATTTATTTTCAGTCCCCCAGATTGTTCTGAGAAAATGATTTGTCTGCATGCACTATACTGCGGGTGCCCCTCTCCCCCCATGTACCCCCAATTGGTTTGGTTTTCTTACCAGTTTGGGAGGCTTTTGTTGCCCTGAGTACTGTTCTTACTGAAACCCTCACCTTTATTTGTGGGAGTGTTAGAATAAGGTAATCATTTCAATGGGTTATGATTACGTTGTCCTTTCTAACGCTTCGCACCTAGGCTGGCCCCTTGTAATCTATGCTGTGTGTACTTACTTTCGCGTGCCTGTGCGTTCTTATACCTGTGGTTTGTTCGTATGAAGGGAAGGGATAGCGGCACTGTGTTTGTGGGCTCCACCTATTTAGTTTGTGGGGGATGAAATTAAATGAAGTGAGGGGGTTTACATCTGTGTGAACATACCATATCTGTTGCATAGGAAATGAAACGAACCACACTGGAGCCACACAATGGAAACTTACTTTGGTCTTTTGAACTACTACAATGGTGGGATGGATTGGTTTGGCACTGAGGTTGAAGCCTCAGACATGCTGGCCGCTTGCCCGCGCCGCTATCTGGGCGCTGAAGTGACAGCCATGACAGCCGACGCAATTGAGGAGGCAGGACTGTGAGACACCACACACTTCAAACCCGCTTACAATCCCGCCTGAATGACTTGACCGACGGTCCAGACGCAGCGGGCCGCCTGCCTGCAGTAAAGGCCTTGCTGGCCCGGTCAAACGCACACTGTGACAGGCACGCACGCTGGATTGATGCGCCTGTGTTGGCGGGCTGGTTGCGCACTGCCCTTGTGTTAGGTGTCGGCTTCCCGCGCTATGAACTGCTTGACTATGGCCTTGCAACCGACTGAGTTGTGAGATACCGACCCTGCCCCTTTATCTGGAGAAATGAAATGTACACCCCTTTGATCACCGTAGCCCACAAGGGCCAGAAAATTACCCTGATGCAATCCGATTTTACCCGGAGTGAAGCCAATGGCTGGGCGCGTGGTTGCACTCGATTTATATTGGCAGGCGACACTAACATGGCCTTGTTCACGGGGGCCATGTCTGACTACATCACCACTACCCTTGACCTTGTTGAAGCGGAGAAAAACTAATGTCTCGCACCATTTATATTGCCCGCGCCCTTGTCTTGGATAACGCCGCATTGCCTGCCCTGACCGTGCCTGTCTACCGCGTGTTTCTGGTGCCGTCTAACCTGCCTAAAGAGGAATGGCCCGACGCGCGTATGCCTTGCAGCGTGTCCGAATGGGTCGGCTCACCTGAGTTTGAACGCAGAGTTGCGGCCAAGAATTTGCGGGAAACCGTCAAGGCTGTCAAACAGACACTGGAAGATTTAGGACACCGGGTAGAAACTGGTGCACTGGGCTCCTTTAACGAAAGTCAATTCTAATGGAAGGTTTTGAAGCTGGCCAAGTATGGCAACGCCCCGACAACAAGTATGGTCACATCTGCATGTGGGAAGTGACCCAAATGGGGGCCCGCTCTATCATCCTGAGAAACATGGCCACACGTGTTGAACGCTGTGTGATTGCGCCAGACTTTCCCCACTTCTTTGAGTTGAATGAATTGACAGCGGAAAAGGGCTGGGGGCCGGACGCATGAGGGTGGTTGATATCGACGTGACAAAGGCCTTACTTAACGCAGTGGGGAGCCTAGAGGCTAGGTTAGTGCCTAAGGCATGGTGGAATGATGCATGGTACTTCGTCGCGGATATGAAGGGACACGAGCGCGTTGTCTATGACGAAGAAAAGGAGGCTTGCGCCCTTGCTGGCCTTGGGATAGAGATGCAGCACGCTTGCGCTAAGGAGGCGGTTGAAGACTATCGAAAATGCTTGGCTACCGACTGAGTTTGCAGATACACGTTGTCACACAAAACCGGAGAAAAGATTATGCCCGCTCAACACATCAAACTGGACCAAAACACTGTCAATAAAATGATGAGGCGTCTGACCAATGGCAAGGGCAAGTGTGCCAATGCACAGGGCTTGTGCGTCTATCGCGCGCCGGACGGCAATAGCTGTCTTGTTGGTGACCTTCTCACTACAGACACCATGTCACGTCTGATGAAAGACAGCCCGGGTACGAACGGGGGGCGTGTTGCCACGCTGGTGGCCAATGGGTTTCTTGACCAGACATCGGGCGAAGTGAACTATTTGAACGCCTTCCAGCGTTTGCATGATGAGCCGGGACACTGGGTTGGCAACCGCTTTAACCTTGTGGGTAAGGTGGCATTCAACCTCATTGTGTCCCAATTGTCACGGTTGGGGAAAGATTTAAAAGGGTTTGACATCCACGCAAAACCCGTGGTAAGATAAGACTTCTAGGGGCCGTATGATCGCGAGTCGGGCGGCTCCACAAGTCCTAGGTTACAGCGGGCAATGATGCCCAATGGCCTAGGCACCTATTCAAGGGGGCTCACATGGCCAGCATTGCAACAGAGTTTGACGCACTGGCAGAAGGGCTATCAGCCCGACGTATGAGCCACAAAGAGAAACAAGGCCTGTCTGCCATATGCAAGCGGCGATTGTCACGGCCTAGGCGAACAAAGGCCACCGACGAAGGGTACTCAAACCCAAACAAGTTTGGTGACGGTCGCGTATTGGCTACCTTTTAAGGGGATTTGCTGTGGATGAATTATGCGTCGAGTATCAACGGGGGTTCCGTGACGCCAAGTCAGGGGACAGGCTTTATCAGCCACCATGCCACTATACGTCAAGTCAGAAGGATTTGTACCGGGCAGGGTTTGACGCTGCAAGGGCCTGAGTTTCAAAATGCGGGGAAGCCCGCTTAAACCGGAGAAAATGACATGCGAAACATGACCTTGACTGACCTGCATTATAGCCTTGCCAAAGTGGCGCAAGAGGCTGAGAATACTATTAAGCGTTGCCAATCCCTAAACCGCTCAAACGAGCGTATTGACGCCTTTGAGCGCGGCTTAGAAGCCCGCCGGATGATTGGCACCCTTGCCAACATCGTGGCCTTTATTGACGGTCAAGAAGGGTGAGCGTTCAGACGTGGTGGAAAACCGCAACCACGCCCAAAACTGTGAAAACAAACGATTTTGAGGGGTTTAAGGCCGGATGATAAAAGACTTGCTTAGCGTGTAGCCTTCTGATAGGCTCCACCGTAAGACAGTCTGAGAAACGAAACTTTAGCTCAACCGCTTAGGCTACCGGGCAAGGTTTTACGGCAGATTTGGAAGGAAACCGGAATGACTATCTACGTTAACCGAAAGGGTGTTGCAGATTTTCGTTTAAGGAGCCGGTGTTTTGTCGGTCCTATCTTTACTCAGTACCTAGATGGGACCGTGATTTTCTCAGCCAACCTATCGGCTGAAGAGATTAAAAGGCAAGCGCCATGGCTTTACAATCAAGATCAAATATGCGATGCTGAGACCACGAGAAAACACTTGAAAATAAGAAAGGGTGAACCATGTTCAAATCATCAAACGCCACCAACAAAACACGGGGCAAGCGGGTTGACAATTCTAACCGCAAGCCTTACCGTAGTGCAGAGCTTAAAAAGCTCGCTCGCAAGGGTGCTGAGATTGTGAACGGCGCACACGTTGCCCGTCACGTGCCAGTTCTTTACCACCGCCCCACACGGGGTTGAGAAAATAAGGGGTTGACAAGATAACCACCCCACTCTAAACTGAGATAAGACGAAGGAAACGGTAACGGATCGGTTTGAAGACTGATTAGACTGTTTCGGAGAACGGAGCCGCCCCTAGCTAAGTCTTGCTAGGCACAGATGCCCGCAACGGGCCGCCCCGCCGAAACTGAAAACGTGTCCCTTTCCAGAGCCGCCAACACCGGGCGGGCAGTAGTCTACCACACGTCAAGGCTGGCGTGTCTAAACGGGGAAGCACAGGCTATATTGTTCTGGCCTCTAAGGAACAAACGACGTGATCTTATCAGCGTCAACAAGTCAGGATTTAGAGGGCCCTCCACATCGGACAGCCTCTCCTGATTGTAGCCCGCCACATCGGCAGGGAACTGGACCACCGTGCAAGGGGTGGATTAGGCCAGAAGAAAAATCCAGCGGGGGCTTTAAATTTAGTCCCTACTCTAACGCAGAAAAGCATTGCTATCCTAGCCGGGGAATGCCAGACTGATTTAGGGATGCTGGTAAATGCCTATTTTTCGGCGCACCGTTTAACGGCTCCCTGAGGGGTTTTGTGGTGGTTCCTTTACCTTCGGGTTGAGCCGGGTGCGTCGTACAATGGGCATTATCTTGAATAGAGTGTTGGGTCTTGCGTTTGCCACTACCCCCTGGTAGACTACAGGAAACGGGCAGGCGAAGGGCCAGCCTTCATCAACACTTTATTCAGGGCAATGTCGCCCTATTTTGAAAAGGATACCTGAGATATGCGTGATATTAAATTTGACGGCGTACTTGCAAGCGTGATTTGGGCCGGCGGTGCTACCCTTTGGGTGCAAGTGGGCAAAACTCTCGACAATCCGGTTGAAGGCAGTGACGCTGCCCTGCGGGTCTTTGTCAACACTGATGAGGGTGTGGTGGTTACCGTTTTCCGCACCACAACCGATGGCGAAACCCCCGGCGAA